GGTCGACCGGCTCGCAAGAAGCGTCCGACATGGCCGGCGCTACATCGCTACTCGCGCACAGCATGTCAATGCGTGCGCGTGAGCTGAAGCGCAACATGGAAACCGCAATCTGCGGCGCCCAAGGCTCCAATGCTGGCAACGCCACAACCGCCCGTGCCACACGCGGCATCGAAAGCTGGCTTGCGACCAACGTCAGTCGCGGCACCAGCGGCGCAAATGCCGCCTCTGCCACAGCCGCGCCAACGGACGGCACCCAGCGTGCATTCACCGAGGCTCTGCTCGATGGGGTTATGCAGAGCCTATTTGACGAAGGCGCAGACCCCCAGCTTTTGGTTGTGGGTAGCTTCAACAAGGGTAAGGTGAGCGACTTTACGGGTCGTGCGAACACGCGTCAAATGATTGACGAAAACACCGTCAGCTCATCGGTCGATATTATTTCGCATGATTTCGGCCAGCTTTCGGTCGTGCCGTCACGGTTCTCCCGTGCGCGATCGGCTCTGGTTCTGGATCCGTCAATGATTTCAATAGCTTACCTGCGTGACTTTGAAACATTCGATCTCGCGAAAACCTCCGACAGCTCGGCCAAGGCCATGCTGGTGGAATATGGGGTGTGCATGCACAACGAAGCCGGCCACGGCATCGTTGCAGACTTGACAACGTCCTAATTCAGACTGTGGCTGGCCGTCTCCCACGGCCAGCCACTTTTGAACAGGTGGCACATGGCAAACTATAAATGGCTCTATGACGCGCGGGGTCACCGCACCACCCAAGTCGAGGTCGCTGACCTTGACAACGAAATTATTGTGAAGTCGACCCAGAACGTCGAGCCTCTTATCCGCGAAAACAAGATGCTTCAGGAAAACCACCGATCTGGTGGTCACCGAAAGCTCGCCGCGCGGATACCGCTTGTGGTGTGGAATAAGGCCGTCCGCGAGGGCTGGGCGTATGATCAGAACCAATGGAAAAAATACCTTAATGACCCTGACAATAAAAAGTTTAGGGTTTGGGAGGGGCGGCTATGAATTATACAGATTTACGCACCCAGATTAGCAGTTATCTAAACCGCCAAGACATCACAAACGAACAGCTTGACGTTTTTATCGACAACGCCGAAGCCGAGTTTAACTCGATTATTAGGCACCGAAAAATGATCAAACGGGTAACCGCCGATCTCGACAGTCAATTTACACGACTACCCACCGATTTTTTGGAAGCAACAAACCTTCAGCTAAACACTGATCCGGTTGTCTTGCTTCGACAGGCCAGCGCAGAAACAATCGATAGCGTGCGGATCGCCGGCGGCAACGTCGCTGGCACGCCAGAGTTTTATAGCATTATCGGTGACACCATTGAGGTGGTGCCGCGCCCGTCGCAATCCACGCAAATCGAAATAAGCTACTATTCTAAGGTGCCGCCACTATCGTCGACCAACCTTACAAACTGGCTGATCACCGACTACCCAAACATTTATCTGTATGGCGCAATGAAACATGGCCTTATCTTTTTGATGGATGACGAGCGCCTACCAGTTATCGCCGGCAACCTTGCGGTCGATTTAGAGCGTTTAAACACCGAGGCCGACAGATCGCAATTTAGCGGTAACTCACTAACAATGAAGCGTCGCATTTACGGCGTTGCCCCACGACGCCGCATCGTCGTCACATAGAAGGACAATAAAAATGGCATTTTCTGACTACCTCGAAGATAAACTGCTCAAACACACGTTTACCAACACTGCGTTTACACCGCCGACCACACTTTATGTCGGCCTCTTTACGGCGGCGCCGAGTGACACGGGTGGGGGCACAGAGATTTCAACCAGTAGCACCGGCTACGCGCGTCAGACCGCGACATTTTCGGTTAGCGGCACAAGCCCAACCGAGGCTAACATAAGCTCGGCTATTGACTTTCCAACCGCACTGGCGGATTGGGGCACGATTACTCATCTGGCTGTATTTGATGCCAGCACGGGCGGCAACATGCTCGCTTTTAGCGCGGCCACTACATCAAAAACCGTGGCTACTGGCGACATTCTGCGGATACCGTCGGGTAGTCTAGCGATTAGGTTGGACTAATGTCTTTCCGCGTCGGCTATGGTCGCGGCAGGTATAACAAGGGTCTGTTTAATCAAACCCTTGGCGAAACCCTGTCGGCTGTAGCAATCGGCGCACTATCATCAACAGTGAGTGCGTTTACACGCCTTCGCACGCTGGCCGGCACCGTTCTTAGCTCTGGCACGTTTGTTTCGGCGTTTCAGCACATTCAAAGTTTTGCTGGCACGGTAGCGGCGACCGCTACAGCGGTGTTTGATTTTACGGTGGCGCTGGGCATCGACTTTGTGGCGACAACAGCCACGTCGACTATGACGGCGGTCATCAATCGCATTCAGGGCTTGGCGGGTGTGGTGACCGCATTGTCGACCATCTCGGCTATTATGACGCGCATTCAGCAAGCGGCGTCTGTGGTGTCAGCAAGTGCGTCGGCGGTCGCGTCAGTATTTGGGACGTTTGCTGGGGCAATAACGGCGACGGCGGTCGCGACATTTGTGAGCGCGATCCGCCACTTGTACGTCGACACCGGCTTCTCGACCACAACATATACAGAGCAGACGCCGTCGACCAAAACGTATACCGAGCAGATCGCAACAACAAAAACATATTCTGAGCGAGAGGTGTAAATGGGCACTACAACAACAAATTACAGTTTTGGGCTACCGACAATCGACGGCGACGCCGATAGCTGGGGCACCCAGCTCAATGCAAATTGGACAAAAACTGACGGGCTTCTAAGCGGCTCGCAAGATTTGTCGACGTTGAGTGTCACCACAAGCGTGACGCTGAAGGGGCAGGGCGATTTAATACTGGCAGATGCGGACAGCTCACACTCGGTATCTCTGCAAGCCGCCGCCACGATTGGCACCAGCTACACGTTGACCCTGCCGGCGGCGGACGGAAGCAACGGGCAAGTTTTGGCGACGGATGGGTCGGGTAATTTGAGCTTTACTACCATCTCCGCTACAGAGGATGCTGATGGCGACACCAAAATACAATTTGAAGAAAGCACGGATGATGACACTATCAGGTTTGATACCGCTGGCAGTGAGAGGGCTATTATTTCATCAAATGGGAATATAGGGATTGCCACAACAGATTTAGGTTTTGAAACACTCACCATTCAGAAAGTAGGCTCTAGCTCTTATGGCTCAATACAGCTTCGGCGCAGTGACACGGATGGCGATAACAACGGCGGCATATTAACTTTCGCGCAGAAAGATGATTGCAGTACCTCATGGCTTGGGCTGGCTGGCTGGGATAATGGCTCATTGCGCCAAGTGTACATCGGAGGTGGCGGCTGGGGCGTAGAAGAAGCGACACAAGTACAAATTTTTGCTGGTGCTTATGATGCTGGCAGTGGTGGTGCGCCCTCACAGATGATTATTAATTCAAGCAAAGTACAGACTGCTAATGCCTTAGAGTGTGAGGGCGGTGGGTTAATACTAGGCGAAGATGCCTACGCAACGTCAGCCGTTTATGTGGGCATGAAAACCGATGATATGAGTGGTGTTAATGATTACATGATTATTAGCGGCCAAGGCGGTGCAGACCCTAATACATATATTTCCGCAAAAGATGGAGCTACTGTCCATATTAGAGGCGGGGGCAATTACAGCACCAATCAGATTGGCGTTCCAGATGGTGGTAATCCGTTTGCCGCAGAGAAGTTTAACATAGGAATAACCACTGCTCTTAATAGCACAGGCCAGTTAAACCTGTATCGAAGTACCAATCCATTTATTGGATGGTACTCAGGCTCAACAACACGCGGTGCATTCCAACAATATATTGGCTCTGGCGACAGAATGCATTTCGGAGACGTGGCAACCTTGGAAAGCGCGGGTAACGTCATTGCCTACGCTTCCGATGAGCGTTTGAAAAAGGATTTCGCCAAACTGGAAAACGCCCTTGAAAAGGTATGCTCTCTAGAGGGCGTAACGTATCAATGGGACGAAGAAAAATGCGTAAGCGTTGGCTTTAAGACCACGTTTGACCAAACCGAAATAGGTCTACGCGCACAGGAAGTACAAGAGCATTTTCCAGAAGTCGTAACAGCCGCACCATTCGATTTGGATGAGGATGGCAACAGCAAGTCCGGTGATGACTATCTGACTATGTCCTATGATCGTCTGGTTCCGGTTCTTATCGAAGCAATCAAGGAACTCAAAGCCGAAATCGAACAGTTAAAAGCGGGTCGTTGACATGGGGTTGCAGACATCAGGTGCCATATCGTTGAACGATATACACGTTGAGGCTGGCGGATCGTCTGGCACTCAAGCAAGTATAAATGATACTGATATTCGTGGGCTTATCGGTAAATCATCAGGCGCACAAATGTCGTTTTCTGAATGGTATGGCGCATCAGCATCTTTCACTATTGCCACCGGCAATTCATTCTATCAGGCGGGTTCACAATACGTTATTGAGAAACACAGCTTAATTGTATCGGGCGCAAATTTTCAAACAGGCTACGCATCTACGACTGATTTTACTATGAACAGTCGGACTACGCGATTTTGGGGGCTTAGTTTCAGCTCGATTAACAGCCGATATCTTTTTTCATTGATTGATATTACCGGCGGGGCTGGTGCCATCGGGCGTACTAACAATGGTCATCCAGCTAATTCAGGGTGGACTAGCTGTACTATCACTGGCAACGGCTCGTCTCGCACATTTACACGGACAAGCGCAACCTATAGTGCGTTGGGTGGATTGGGCATCAATGGCAATTATTATTCAGCAGGGCAATGGCAAATGCCCGCAGGAATAAGCAACATTTTTCCAAACTCTAATAACACTACAAGTTTTACTATGGTGCTAACCCCATGAGTTATGAATACACGACAATTACAGAAGATGGCTTTACCCGCATTTGTGCAACAGATGATGAAATAGGGTACGCGGAGGTGCAACAGGGAGAAGCTAAAACAGCCGATGAAATCCAAACGCTACTGAAAGAGTATTTTGAGGATATAAAGGCAGAGAAAATTTACACTGAAAACTTAGAGCCAGATTTTACCCAAAATTTCCGTGATGATGTGTATATGGGTGGAGAAATAAAGCGTGTGGATTATTCGTGTGACCGCGAGGAGGCACTGGTTCAAATCAATCGCTTGGTTGCCGCGTTTTCAGAATACACCGTTGATGGCCTTACATCTAATGCCCAAAACGTGATAGGCGAATATGGAAATTATCGGCCTCCCTACCCAGATAATTGCATCAGCTTTTATGATTTTACTACGCCCAGCAATGAAACCCTTGCCGCTTACGGATGCACGGGGGATACCTATGGGCTAGATTTGTTGCAATGGCACGGCATAAAGCATGATTTAACTGCGGGAACAAAACAGGCAAAATTTGTATTCACGCAAAATCACGGCTCTTATCTTTCAAACCAGCCAAGCGAACTGCCACCAAACCGTTCAGCGTTTTGGGCGCGAATACATAATGCTGACGGCTCAATAAGCCAGTGGGTTGATACCTACGTCATTAGCACCAACAATTATATGCGGGATTGGTGCGCCGGCATTGGCAAACCGTTTCCATTGCCCGATGAAATAACAAATCAACCGTGGTGTTTTGGGATCGTGCATGATGATACCAATGGAGATATTGAATGCGTAAAGGCATACGTCAGACACAGGTACTAGACCTGACCGACATAGATGCGCGGTTTTGGCAAAAGCACAAACAAGAGCAAGACCGATTTCATGCAGACCAGAAGCGGGCGCAAAAGGGCAAAAACACAACGCAAAAGCGTAGCATAAAAACGATTTTTTTGGTAAATTCGTCGTAAGAAAAAGGCAATAATATGACCGATACGTTTACAAGTAATTTAAACCTGACTAAGCCAGCGGTTGGCTCCAGCGCCAACACTTGGGGTGGGAAACTGAACGCCAACCTTGACGCGGTTGACGCAAAGTTTGCGGGCACATCTGGCTCGGTCGTGTTGCGTAATGCAAACTCACAATCGGTCATTGCGGGCATGCGTCCTGATAGTGCGTCAGGAACAGATCAGGCCGGCACTGATGTCAATATCGCCGCCGGCTCTAGCACGGGTAATGCGGCTGGCGGTAATCTTAATTTACAGACAGCGCCAGCTAGTGGGTCGTCAGGTAATGCAGTTAATGCACCGACAACCCGCGTTTCGGTTTTGACAAACGGTAACGTCACCATGACCAACGACCTAGCGGTCACTGGTGCCATTTCTTGCGCGACATTGACCATTGGCGGGCTGGCGCCAGACACGTTTCCGTCAGGCACGCGCATGGTGTTTCAGCAAACAAACGCGCCGACCGGCTGGACGAAATCGACCGACAGCGGCTTTAACAATGCGGTGTTTCGGGTGGTCACGGGTAGCGTAGGGTCAACAACCGACAAGTCGGGTGGTAGCGTAGCGTTTACAAACGTATTCCAAAGCGTGACGCCGGCTGGCTCCGTGGCAACGTCAATAACTGGTAGTATTGACGGGCATGCCATAACCGTAAGCCAGATGCCAGCTCACCGACATTTTATTGCGGCCAATATCACGAACAATAACACCACGCTTTTGTCAGCTACAAACCAAGCGAAACGGGGCGGGCACACGGAGCTGGCAAGCAACAATAACGAGGACTACCATTTGGGCGGCGTCGCAACCGACGCAACGGTTGGCCGCACATCATCAAAGGGGTCTGGCAATACGCACACTCACGGAATTAGCGGACTAGGTGCATCGAGTGCATTCACAGGCACCGCGATTGATTTCGATGTTAAGTATGTAGACATAATCGTGGCGCAGAAAGATTAAAATGCAAATTGAGGTTGAAGCAAATTGTCCATTAAATAACTTTGAGCCGTGCAGAAAAACCGCTTGCGCGTTTTTTGTATCCATGCGGGGCACAAATCCGAACACCGGTGCAGAGGTCGACGAGTGGGGCTGTGCTGTCGCATGGTTGCCTTTACTGCTTGTAGAGAACGCACAGCAACAGCGTCAAGCGGGCGCGGCTGTTGAGAGCTTCAGGAATGAGGTCGTTAAGCAATCAGACAAACTGATGACAGCCGCACAATTACAGCTAGAGGTTATCAAGTAATGGGCACCTTAGTCACCATAACGCCGCCCGCCGGTGTAGTGCAAAACGGGACACCGTACTCAGCCAAAGGCCGGTTTGTTGACAGCGACCTTATTCGTTTCAATAACTCGCACCTAGAGCCAATCGGCGGCTGGAACCGTATAAACACCACCGCATTCGGAGGCGGTGACAATAAGGCGATACTTGCCTACCGAGACAATGACGCGAAAGATGTATTGGCGGTTGCCAACGCCACACAGGTGCATGTGTTTCGCGATGGTTCGTTTTTTAATATTACGCCAGCGGGATTTGTTGGAGACACGTCAGCCGGTCAAACGCTGTTAGGCTGGGGCGCGGCAAACTACGGCGAAGAAGCCTACGGCACAGCTCGATCAACAAGCGGCATCAAGCGCACTGCGTTTAACACACACCTCGACACGTTTGGCGACCACCTTTTAGTCTGCACAAACTCTGACGGTCGGCTGTATCGCTACCGGCCTGACGCCGGCTCCGGCGCGCCAGACGCAACCTTAATTGTTCTAAGCAACGCGCCAACTAATAACATCGGCGTCGCTGTAACCAACCAGCGCGCTGTGGTCGCTTTGGGCGCGGGCGGCAACCCACGGCTCATCAGCTTCAGCGATCAAGAAGATGCCGAGACATGGTCACCGACAGCCACTAACTTGGCCGGCTCAATCACGTTGCAGACATCCGGTTCTATTATCGGCGCCAAGCGTTACAAAAATGACCTGCTTATTTTCACAGATCAAGACGTGCATCGCATGTACTACGTCGGCGCGCCGCTGGGTTACGGCATTGAAAAAGTCGGCGATGGCTGTGGTGCTATCTCGCCGCGCAGTATCGTGTCCACGTCAAATTTTGTGAGCTGGATCGGTGCCAACACCCCGTTTGTTTATGACGGCGCGGTGCGCCCACTCAAGTGCGACGTGTCTGATTTCCTATATGACGATCTGAACAGAAACTATAGCGAGCTGGTCGCTGGCGGTAACAATGCCGAGTTTAATGAGGTGTGGTGGTTTTTTCCGATTGGGGAAAATCAATATAACACCAAATATATCACATGGAATTATGCCGAAAACCTTTGGGCGGTCGGCGAGCTAGATCGCCAAAGCTGGGTCGACGCGCCGGTGTTTGAGAAGCCCATCGCGGCTGACAATAACGGCAATGTGTTTGTGCATGAAACCGGCACGCTGTCGGGGGCATTTAACATCGGATCGCGGACGCCATTTGCGAAATCGGCGCCGCTGGAAATCTCGCAAGGCGACCGCATCGCATATGTGTCGCGGCTATATCCTGACGAAGAAAGCACCGCCGCCGGTGCTGTATCGTTTGCTTTTAGCGGCAAGC